ATGATGTCCAACTAAGTTCTCCTAGAATGGTGCTTCTTCAATGTCGGTTGGTTGTTTGTTTATCTTTGCCCGTTTAACTCCCTTCTTATTAACATATGCGTATACAGGGAACGGCCAATCTGTCTGAGGTATCCGCAGGTAGTAAAAGTCACCATCTTCTTTGACTACATATCCCACTTCTCCCGTGGCTTTGATAAGAACTTTTGTATCAGGGTTCACGGGTTTTTCCTCCTGCTTCTTTCCAACCTTCAACAAAACCTTCACGCCAAGCCTTCTCCCAAGCAATACACCACAGGTCATATGACCCATCGAGTGGGAACTTGAAATCTTCTTTGTCTTTCATCATGGCTTTAACATCTTTGCGCTTGATGAATGCTGCCCACGCTTTGTCTCGTTGTGGGTCGTTAATAGGTACGTCATCAAACAGTCCTTTCTTACCGCCTTTATCTTTCTGGTGCATGTTGTGATCACCACTCATTGCTTACTCCTTGCTCGGATTGCTTGCGCGGCCACCTTTGTAATGTCTGACGCATATTCAGGATGTACAGCAAGCACATCACATACCTTCGCACACGCCTCGCGTTCATGCGCGGCGACAAGGGCGGCGAAGCGTTCAAGTTCCTCAATAGTCAGATGTGCCAGTCCTATTTCCGCAGGCGACCCGACAAGAACAACGCCGCTAAGGTTTGTTCCCACGCGCATCCCAGCCTCCCGCGCCATGCGGATTATTTCTTCTCTATCCATGATTCTTCTCCCGCAGCTTGTTTTCTGTAATGGAGACAAGCCGCTTCATTCCACCGCCTTTGCCAGCGTGGTAATCCCACTCACGCAAGACAGCCTCGACTTCCTCCGGCGTCAGCCCAACCCATTGCTTTGGTGGTGTGGTGTATAGAGGTGTCCGACCTTCGCCAGCAGACTTGTAAATGGTTCCGCACCCTACAGCATCGAAATGCTCACGCACCTCATCGATTTTTACCCACCCTTCAACTGCGTTCCAATATTCAAACGGCTCTTGCTCTGTCTCCAGTGCTTGGCGCAGTGCGGTGATGGCTTGTTTCCTGCTAACAAGTCCAGCATGACTTATTGGATCACTCTCCAACGCCTCCAGCGCCTGTTTCATAGCTTCTCTGCTCATTTCTCCCTCTCCCTCTCCCTCAACATGGCGTCTGCCATGTCATAGGCATTGCGAGCACAGAATCCCCACATCTCCTCAACAGAGTATTCCGATGCCCAAAAATTCATTTCCTTTTTGTTCGCCATCTGGATTTGCATCGCCTTCCCTGCAAAGTAATCACGCAGGGACACCTCAGATTGGCAGCAATGACCACACCTCGGACACTCAAAATTATTCATGCTAGATCCCCTGCATGTTGTTTCCATTCTTCCTTCTCCTTCATACGTTGTTCGTAGACTTCCATTAACAACTCTGCTGCTTCTTTTATCTTGAACTTCTCAGCAGTACAGTAGTTGGGTAAGCCCTCAGCGTAACCCTCAAGCCATGCGGCAAGCATGGCGAACCTATGTGCGGGACTCATGGGGCTTTTCCTTTCTAGTAAATGCTTCTTCTACAGCAACTTCATATAAGTCATTTAGCTCTGCAATCCAATCTTGCAACAAATCTGCTCGTAAAAGTGCATCCAATTCTTTGAACTCTTCTACATTTTTAAGGCATCCTTCTCCGTTAAAGTAATTTGCATGTAGTCTTAACTGTTTCATTCTTTTTCCCCATTCAGTATCCGTGCAATCTCACGGTCGATATACCAACGTGCTTTACGCAAGTCTTCAACTTCTTTACCTTTGTCGGCACTACGCCAGATATATTTTATAGCGTTACCTTTATTAAAGTTGAAGTGTTCAGTGATCTCAATGGCCTCCACCCCCGAGGGGTGGGCGGTGTAATGTTTAGGATGATTAACTGGATCGTTCATAAGTCGCGCAGCTCCTGCTCGTGATATAGCTCCCATTCTTCGTCGGTTATATTGTTTTTATTACGTTCCCACCAACTATGGTTAAATCGAAACGCACGTTTCTGTGCTTCGGTGTATCTAGTAACCCTAGAGGTCGGAGGCTCGTTGTACATAAGCGCAAGCAACTTTCTACGAAATACATCTGGAGCGACATCCAATCGTTCTAAATACACATCTATGTTTGATGTAAGAAACCGCATGGCGGTAATTGACTTTGACATTGGACGGTTAGACACAGGAGCGCAGGTCGCATCTTCTACAGCAAGATAAATAACCGACCATAAAAGCTGCTTAGACCTCTGTGCTTCCCTAGCATATCTCTCTCTAAGATGATCACGTTCTGTAATCATGATTGCACCCATTGTTCTCTACGTTTCAACATTTCATCAGCTACACGGTAAGCGAAATCAGCGAAAGCTTCTTCCGGTTTGTACTGCGGCATCTGCCCCCACTTACCTGCAAGAATTCCTGTGATAGCAGCTTTGGCAAACTCATCGCGCAGGGTTTGTTTCTCTATATCGCTCATGATTTCACCTCAAATTTGCTAAGTCTCCACAACGGGGATACCCGTGCATGGCTTCTGGGGGATTTACTGTGTACATACTGACCTGTTTTCACAAGAAGCCCTTGCCTACTTAAAGCTAAACATAGCGCACCCCATGCGTTGTGATGGGGCGGTGTACCTACACCACACTCTTCGGCAAACGTCCTTGCTGTTTCAAACAAGCAGCCATCAACTCCTGCCATATCGAAACGTCTGATAACATGTGTGTAAGCTCTAGCCCGCCATGCGGCTCCGGCATTGTCTAAAGCTAAGTCAACACCTGCGTCTCTAAGTTCTGTAGCAGCATTCATTCCACACCCCCACTAAGTCTTAAGTCAATACGTGCACGGTCCAGTGCAGCGATACGCTTGCGTTCTGCAATAACTTTTGGATCTTTCCACGGATAAGGTTGCTTAAGCAGCCGCCATTGTCTTTTGAACGTTTCGAGTACGTTTGTGCTTTCGCTTGTTGTCTTGATCATCTCTTGCTCCTGTTATGTTAAATGGATCACTGTAAAAAGGTTTAGGTATAGTTACTCTTGTCTTGGCAAACTTCTTGCAGAACATGACATCTTCTTTGCGCTCAAATAACTTCTCCTGTTTTGTGGGTTCCATCGTTATGAATTTGTAATGCCGCTCTGCCGTGATGTACGGCCTGTTAGGGTCTTTCTTCAAGAAGCTTTCAACACAACCCCACCGCACAAGTCTGGTCATAACAGCGTAAACAGTGCTCTTATCGAGTTTCGTCTGCAAGGCTATGTCTCTGACAGTGGGCGGTGTTGTCCGCTTCTTAACGTACTTGAGAACCCTGGTCTGCTTATCAGTAAGTTCTTGCATAAAGTGTTTCCCTAACTTCATGTATATTGTCTTCGTTAATCACCATAGCGATGCCCCCCGCTGCATGGATGTCCTGTAAGTTCTTTTGCTGTAGTGCAGTGACTGTGTTTCTACCCGCCTTGCATTCAATGCCAAAGAACTTGCCGTCACAACATCCCACGATGTCAGGCACCCCGCTGCTGCCATACCCACCCGTTACTGGATAAAAGAAGTACGCACCGATTGCTTTGAGTTCTGCGACCACGCGCTTCTTAACTTTTGCTTCGGGGGTGCTAGCCACGGAACCACCTGCGAATTCTTTCGAGTAGCGTTAGCTTCTCTTGGGGAACTGGTATCAGTGACGGAGGAAGCGGGTAAGCCTCGGGCGTAGCGACTGGTGTGATCAATACATCATTGGCTTCGGGGGATTTGACTTCGGGTTTAGTCTGCACCAAACCACCGAGACCTTGTGACTTGTTGAGGGTGTAACGTACGTTATATATAACGTAAGGTTTGCAATTTAGTTTTTGGATGATGGTTTTGTTGTCATAACCTGCAACCACCATGCGCCGTACCTTCTGTGTGAGGGACATCGGTTTGCGTTTCTTCTTTGTATTAGTTGTTTCCATGTCTGTTTCCTAGTGGGAATGTTAGGGAATTCCCTAACATTCCGGTTGATTAAAGTTGTTCAATCCAAAATACAGTTTCAGATATTCGACGGCCCACACCATCCACGTACTTTGTGGGGGGAGTAGGGTCTACCATCATCAACAGAGCTAACCTGTCTCTCACCCAGTCGGGTAAAAGATCAACTTCACTGTACCAACCGCTTACATCGTTGTCAAGCATTTCTAACGAAAAATCTATAATAGTTACAGATCCGTCTATCACCTCCAGTCGTAATACATCTTTCGCTTGCGCCGCAAGTTGCATCGACGCGTGTGCGCCTAAGTCATTCACAAAGATGTCAAAGATATACCCTCTTATCAGTCCTACATCTATCCGCCGCCGCCGCTCGGTACGCGCTCGCTTCTGTGCTTCGGCAACTATCTTTATTTTTTCTTGGATTGATATAAATGAACGTCGTGATCGGATAACCATCAACGTAGCACCCAGAAAGAACGATCAGATACTTTGATGCCCACGTCAGGCAGGAAGTCATCCACATTCAGCATGTTGAGTGCGGCAAGCTTGCCTGCTATGTCGTAAGGTAAATCATCAAGTGGTAACGTGTTAGTTTCGACGGGCGCTTTCTTGCGTGAGTTAAATTTATCGACATCGGTGTACAACAACACGTTACACATCGTAGTCCTAAGTACAGGATCTTCTGTCACGTAGACGAAGTACGCGTGATACGTAGTGGGCATCGAAGCTTTCACTGCTAAGCTTTGTTTGTAGTCGATAACTCGTTGCTTCAAATCGTTCGAAAGAAATGTGTACCCGCTGTCGAGTAAGTTCAACAACTCTTTCCCTAGGTGCGAATGGTTACGCAGGTTGATCCAAAAGTCCCCCGCACTGTTTTTCAAATTGTTTGCATGTTGATACGTGCTGTTGTAGATGGAGTCGTATGACAACTTAGCGAGGTCGGTCACAACATACGGGCGCATCTGCCCACGTGCGACATCCATGATCTTGTCGTATGAAGTAGAGAATTTCATGTAACGGCGTTCATTATCTGGCTTGAACTTACCGTTCAATATCCCCCGTGCATAAATGCCATACTTCTCATCAGTTACTGTCATACCGTAATCTTTGTAGCCGATCTTGAAGAGTGCATACTCTTGGTCTTCAAAGTAAACCCACATCTCGTTGTAGCACCGAGCCTCTGATTGTGGGCTACGATCAAGCCAATGAGCACTACATGTTTCGGTGGTTACGCCAAACCTAGCGCGGCGATACTTTCTCTGTAGCGCACCGCACAACCGCTCCAACTCACGCACGACGGCCAAGCCCTCAAACATAATTTCTCGTGGTTGAGTAAGAGTGAAGGGCGGCGCAGGATGTCTGTCAGTTTTTAAGAACTCTTCCATGCCTATGCGTTGCATGTTGGTAGCTGCGATCAATGAATCGACACGTTGATGTTTAAAGTCTGCCATGTGTTTCTCCTGTGTGGTTGTAGCCCGCCGAAGCGGGCTGTGTTGTTAGGGAATTCCCTAACATCAATCGTTGATATGTAATGTCTTACCTACGGGTGCGTAGCCATCGAACCCATTGACAATGCACCACATCACTGGATGCGACCATGTACCCCACTTACTTACATAGCCATCGGTGAGCACCAGGATAGCTTTCGGGTTGATGCCATGCTTGCTGAGATATAGTGGGATGCACGAAGGATCGGTGCCACCACCGCCTTTAGGTTTTGTCTGGCTGAGTAACATGTCATAGTTAGTCTCGTTGTATATCTCATGGCCGCGCACCTCGGTATCCCAATACAGCAGATGCACCTTGTCTGGACGCAGCATATCGAAGAGTGACTTTGCTTCAGCCATATACCTAGCCACATACTCATCATCAATCGATCCGCTCATGTCATTGGCGAGCACCACGTCACCTACCTTCTGCGACTGACCGCTTGGCATGTAATAGCCCGATGACACAAAGCGACGATTGGGTCGTGCCCACGTTGAGAAGTCATTACCTGCACATGATGTAGACAGGAACTCGCGCAGCACTTCACGCCAGTCAATCTTAGGCTGCATCAACTTACGCAGATCTCTATCGACAGGCGCACCCACCTTACCCGCTGCTAGCGCACCCTGCCTCACTGCCTCGTCGATATCGCGCTCTAGTTCTTTGCGCTCCTCGTCGGATAAGTCTTGGGCACCATCCCAGTCGTGGTCATCGAAGTCCTCCCCATCCTCGTCGTCACCTTCCCCGTCGTCGCCGTCCTCATCATCCAACAACTTGAATACCTGCGCTGAGTCCATGCCTCTAAACTTCTCATCAATTAAGCCAATCTCCCTGCCGTTGGCATCCCTCGGCATAGTGGCAAACCTATCTTTGTTGTCGTCAGCGATCTTGATGTTGATCACGTAGTCACACGCACGGTTGGCACGTTTGGGGTTCTGCTTGTGCAGGTGCTTCCATGTGATGAGGTGTTTGTATAACTTGTGATAGCACTCGTGAAGTACCACGAAACGCAATTCGGCATCGTTCAGATCTTTGATGAACGCACGGCCATACTTCTCGTCACGTCCGTTGGTACACGCTGTGCGTACCTTGTCGTTCACCTCCCGCTTGCCCACCATCAGCACACCTGCAAGGGCAACGTACTTGGGGTTACCTAGGATATCGACAACGGCTTTGGTCAACCGTTGTTCTTCAGATAGTTGTTTACCGATCATGAGTGACATGATGTTCTCCGTGTTGTTGAGTTGTGGTTGGTGTGTTAGGGAATGTCCCTAACACGTGGTTATTTCTTGTCGCTTGTGAACATGTAGTTGTTAGCCAAAGCCCACTTAGTGAACTTGCTGTTAGTCATCACCATACTGCGCTTGGTGTACTTGTCTGAGCGAACGCCGTTAGCGAACATGCCTTGGGCTTCCCTGTCGAGGCGCACCATGTAGTCCATCCACGCATCCACCCAGTCGCGCTCGATCACGGTCAACGTACGTAAAACAATCATACACACAGCGGCATCTGACTTGGGGATCTTGGCATTCATCGGATCGTTCTTGATACTCTCAAGCGAAGGCAGTTGATCTGCCAAGTTAACGAACGCCATCAAGTCCATCGCACCACGCGCACCGATAGTGCCCATCAATATAGATGTCATGGTTTGTGTGTCGAGCACATCGCGCTGCTTCAGCCAGTCACTCGCCGCATGGAGCGAGCGAGGCGTAACGAATGACGTGCGCTGCGCCTTGGGGTGGAAGATGTACGGGTTCTCGTCGGGGTTGGGGTGGTCCTCGAAACTATTGAACAGTTGTGGGTTGTCTTTGCACCAGCCAAGCAAGGTGTGGTCGATGCCATTCTCGATACCCCACTCGATCCACTCGATATTAGTCGGCTTGCGTGATGTAACGACTGTGATGCGGTTACGTGCATGTGGTGGTAACAAGTCACCGACACCCTCGGCACCGAGGTTAGTCGTGGCGAAGATGATTCCGTTGAGTTTGCGCGAACCCATTTCATGCTCAAGCATTAGTCTTAGCATCGCATTCTTCACGGCAGGGTTGGCTTTGCCATACTCGTCTACCATTAAGATGATCGGCTTGTTCAGGTGCAGACCCAACTCCTCGTTCGTGACGTAACGCACGAACCCTTCGTCGTCGATGGTTTGCAACTGTGGGATTGTGATGTCACCCAAGTCCTTGGTTGTGCAGTCGAAGTAGCACATGGTATGGGTAGGCAGGGCTTTGCCCAAGGTTTTGAGTAGGGATGACTTGCCTGTGCCCATGTGGCCTTGGACAAGCATGGTGCGTTTGTCGCCTCCGGCAAGTATCGCCTTGGCAATTTGATCGAGTGATAGTGCGTACATTGATTCTGCTGTTGACATGTTAAATACTCCTGAGTTGTGTTGCGGTAAGTTAAAGTTGTGTGTTAGGGAATTTCCCTAACACGTTCTTAGAAGCCCAGTCCGGGCAGGTTGGCGATGATCTTCTTGACTTCGTTGACTTGCTTGCGCGTCTCGGCACGCAGGTGCTCGTCTTCCCGCAGTGCCTCGGGTGTCACGCCATCGAGAGCGATAGATAGTCTGCGCTGTGCCTCGGTCATTGCGGCATCGTTCGTGATGTTGCAAGCCCCCATCAGATCAATTAGCTCGACCACATTCTCGACTAACGTGTCACGGAATGTTTGCTTGTTACCCTTCTCGGTCTTCAAGCCGTAGCGATCAAGCCCATCGCACATGGACGTAACCGCCTTATGCACTCGCATCCATATATCCCGCATGGCGTTATCTATTTGTTGTTTGTAATACTTGTCGTACGTTTCGGTCAGCACTGCGGTTGCCTCGTTGTTGATATCGAGCCGCCAGTCACCTGCCGAAGGCACCGGTATGGCTGTGCATCTGAAACTAAACTTGTCACTGAGCTTGGCACGTGTGGGGTACTCGTCGGGGTTGAACAGTGAACCTAGCTTGTCGCTCAATAACTGAGCGTTTGCCATCTCCCACTCGTACTCATCGAGGAACGTGTTAACCAATCTCCAGTATTCTTGCTCAAGACCAGACATAACTTTCTCGTAGCCGTCACGTCCCGGCGAGCCTAAGTAAATAGGCAGTGGGCACAAGCGCAGTCCCAAGTCAGACCACGGCATGGTCATGGACGCATGGGTGTTGCGGGTGTTTGCAATGAACTTCTGAACCGCAGTGAGCGAATCGCAATCGCCTAATAACTTCTTTGTGACGTTAGCGATACCTGCTTTGGCATTGTTGTTGGTGGTGACCTCGGAGGCTGCACGTTTGTCTTGTTTCCTGCCTGTCCACGCACCGATGTGCAGGTCGATCAGGACCGCACTTGTTGAGATTGAAACTTTGGGTGTGTTGGGTACTGCGTTGAACTGAATCATTTGATGCTCCTGTGTGTTTGATGTGGGGTGTTAGGGAATTCCCTAACGTTGGGTTGAACTACAAATAAAACATCTACATCTACATCTACTACAACTATAATTATACACTATCTGATACGTTTGTCAATGTTTTCACACGTTTAGTTAAAGCCAGCCGACTGCGTACATCAATACAAGCACTACTACGCACCAGACCATGGCCCATCCAACTAACCAATCTGCATCTCTCATCACTGCTTCTCCCACATGTGAAGGTTTAATTCCACGTTGTTTGAACCGTGGTCGAACTTGTCAAAGATCCTCATGAAGGCTTTCGCCTCCCCGATGGTCAGATTTGTGAATACGAGCACAACATCTTTTTCACACTCCTTACCCTTGTCTACTGTCAGGTTCGCTTCTGCTATGTACTTGTCACTCATCTCACACCCTCACTTGTTTCTGGTTAGTTTGTTGTAGCGTGGTTTTGGCAGCGGTGGGTGTGACTAGCTGATACGGACCCTTACCGTATTCCTGCACAATGCACCAGAGCTTTCGGTCTTGTACAGCCGCCTTGTCGCCGCAGTGAAGGCACAGTTTGTATCCGGCCTTGAACCGCTTGATGCCGTACGTTTCACCGCACTCGTGGCATTTGGGCTTGACGTGTTGCTTCATGACTTCTCCTTGGTTGTGTGTGTTAGGGAATTCCCTAACATCGGGGTGGAACTAAACTGCAACTTCTACTACACCTATATTATAGTATATTTTATAACGTTTGTCAATGTTTTTCATGGGCAGTTGTCAGATCGTGATTTGTACTGATATGGGGAGATGTATGTGCTTGATTTGCAACGGTAGTTCAGTAAGTACGCAATTTCCAAAAGTGGGGTCCCCCCCTGAAATCGCGGAAGTAAAACGTACACTTGAAAAGTACGTTTCTTGCCGCCAAAATAAAAAAATCATTTTAGGAGGTTAGATATAGTGATAAAAATTATAAAAGCGTACTTTCTAAAGAATAAATAGATTTACTAAAAATCAGTAAAATAAGAAACTGCATAAACTGCAAACAGATGCAATGCAAACTAACGATTTAAACTGTACGGTCGAAAACGTACTTTATGCCTTTTTTAGCGTACTTTCAACAAATAAAAAACATGTTTGAAATTTGATTGATGGATTACGCACTATAATTCATGTGTTGCACTCACCGCCGCTCGCGGAACTGGCATCCAAAATTTGTTAGGGAATTC